GGGGTTCCAAAGATTCAGCTTCTGCAGGTCCTTGACAAGGTGCTTATTGATCATGACGAACTCACCCGCTAGGGTTCGGCGCAGGTAGATGTTCGTGGTATATGGCTCGAACGCCTCGTTGTTCCCCATGATCTGGGCTGTAGATGCTGTAGGCATGGGTGCGACCAGAAGGGAGTTTCGGAGACCATGGGTCTTGATATTCTCACGAATTTCATTCCAAAATTCGTTTGACTCTTTGCCCCACATGTCAGTCTGAAGGATGCCCTGAGACGCTGGTGACCCCTGGAAAGTTTCATAAGGGCCCTCCTCTTTGGCCAGTTCACACGACTCGGTCAAAGCCGCGTGGTAAATGGCTTCGAAAATACCCTTGTTGAGTTCTCTGGCCTTGGGCTCGTCGAACGCCAGACCGAGAATCTGAAATACGTCAGCCATACCCTGGACCCCAATACCGATGGGGCGGTGGCGCAGGTTTGAGCGCCGGGCCGCCGCCGTTGGGTAAAAGTTCTTGTCGATGACCCGGTTCAGGTTTCGCGTGATGACGCGGGTCACGTCATGAAGCTCACCAAAGTCAAAGTAGAGTGAGGTCCCCGAAGACCCGTCAGCGGCTCCGTACGCCGAGCTCTTCACGAACGACGGAAGGCAAATGGAAGCCAGATTGCACACGGCCGTCTCATCAGGTCCTGAAACCTCCATGATTTCTGTACACAAATTGGAAGACTTAATAGTGCCTATATTCTTCTGGTTGCTCTTCTCATTACAGGCGTCCTTGTAGCACATATAGGGCGTCCCAGTCTCGACCTGACTCTTCAGAATAGCGTCCCACACCTGCCGAGCCTTGACCACCTTCTTGTGCCGACCCTGGGCCACATACATCCGGTACAACTCGTTGAACTCTTCACCGTACACGTCAGGAAGTCCTGGACATTCTTGAGGGCACATCAGGTGCCAGTCCTCGTCCTTCTCGACCTTCTCCATGAAAAGGTCAGGAATCCACATGGCCGTGAAGAGGTCGCGGCAACGCATTTCCTCGTCACCCTGGTTGAGACGTAGCTCCAGGAACTCCATGACATCCGCGTGCCATGGCTCCAGGTAGATGGCGAAAGAGCCCTTGCGCTTCCCACCACCTTGATTCACGTACCGGGCGGTGTTGTTGAAGACGCGAAGCATCGGCACGATGCCGTCAGCAACTCCATTCGTTCCGTTGATACGCGAGCCGTTCGCACGGATGTTCGAGCAGTGAATACCGATACCACCCGACCACTTGGAGATGTGTGCACACTCCTTGAGCGTCTCATAGATGCCCTCGATGCTGTCATCCTTCATAGCCACCAAGAAGCAGCTCGATAGTTGTGGATGGTTTGTACCGGCGTTGAAGAGAGTCGGCGTAGCATGCGTAAAGTGCTTCAGGGACATGTGGTTATAGGTCTCCTTGACGCGCGGGAGATCGCCGCCGTGAATGCCGACGGCCACGCGCATGAAGAGGTACTGTGGCGTCTCGCCTACATTCAGGTAGCCCTTCTGAAGCGTCTTGATTCCAAAGTATCCAAAATCGTAATCCCGGCTCGGCTGGACCACAGAATCCAGCTCCAGGGCTACACACTTCATGAACTCGTCCGACACGACCCCCTTGACGTGCAGAGCAACCATAGCGTCACTAAAAGTCTTGGGGCAATTCTTTTGAAGATTCGAAACGGTTACGCGCATGGCCAAAGTCTCATAATCTGGGTGCTCTGTGATCATAGCTACAGCCACCTCGGCAGTCAGGTTATCGATTTCTGAAGTGGAAATTCCGTCGTACATGCTCTGGAAAACCTTCTGGGCCACCTTGTCCGGCTGGACGTTCAGGGTCTCGAACTCCGGAGTCTGATTCAGTTTTGAAATTCGTTTGGTCACCTTGTCAAACAACATTTCGACGACATCACCCGACCTCTTCACAACCTTCATTGTGTAATAAGTGACGGCTTTTTTTATCCTCGTCTAACATCAAATGAGCACACGTCTGCTTCCCACTCCTCTCACGGATGCCTTCTTTTCCGATTTCAATCGTGAGCAGATTCACAACGCAATTATCCAATCCGTCCAGGCCAAAACCGGTGTGCAAATCGAGCGCCAGAACGACGCCGACTTACAGGCGCTCATGAAGCGCGTCTATACGAACATGGCCCGTGACCCTTACAGCGACGTGCGGGGACAGGTGGACGCCATGAACGCCCAAGTCGCCAAGGAGGCGACGGCCACCGTTTCGACGGGCGTCCTCCAGCAGCTCGTGTACCTGCGTGACATATCCTCGAACCCAGTGCCACTCGCCGCGCCCGTCAGCACGAGCACATACGGAAATAAAATGCCGTACAACAGCAAGATTGCGTTCTAAATGCGCGCCCTAGACGACATCCTGATCGGCTTTTTCATCTTCTTCGCCATAGATCGTGCGATCCGTCTCTTCAGTACAGTGGTCGTCGAGCCGTGGGCGAGAACCAAGACGGGAGACGAACACAAGGTGGAAAATTGGAAGACGGGGGCGGAGTTGGCTATGCTCTTGATATCACTTTTCATAGTCTTCAAAATGCGTCGCTTCATCAGCAAAGCTTAGAGAAGTAGCGTATTATATTCATAATGAATAAGTTTCGTGATGAAACTGCCGAGATGTGTAAAGTGAAGGGCTGGGACAAAGCTCCAGTAAGTATAGTATGGATGCTTCTGAACGAAGAGATGGGTGAGCTGGCTTCGTCGATTCGCCAGAACCAGCGCATTTACCGCAAGACTGGTCTCAAAAAAGATAGGGGCACTGACGTAATGATGGAAATGGGCGACGTGTTCAGCTATCTTTTCCAGTTGGCCCATATGCTGAACGTTGACATGGACACCATGTGGGAGCTCCACCGACAGAAGGTCCAGACGAAGGTTTATGCGGCAGGACCTAAAAATAATGTAAGCGTATGTTAAGATGGCTACGGCCGCTATGGCATGTGATGACCTCAGCATCAATCGCTTCAACCCATATACGTGGTCCGGAACCTTCGGTGTTTATTCCGACGGGTTCCCGAGCACGATTCCTAATGACGGCTCATATACGACCGAGATTAGTGAGGAGCCAACCGTTTACACCGACTCTCTCATGTGTGCAGATGACCCCATTATGAGTCAGTCAGGCTCAATGTACTTAAAGACGGCTGATGCGAGCCCGGCGCCTTTCCGCATGTTCCCTGCGCGCAAGACCGAGTTCTCAGACGGTCGAGTGTCGTGGATGCGCCCAGGACAGCCATGGAGCTGGATGGGTGGCAATCGCGCCAAGGATGACACGTGGACTGCGCGGCCAAAAGGAGGCCCGGACCTGCTCGTTTGGCTCGTGTTCGCGGTCATCGCACTGTACCTCTTTTCGCGCATCAAAAAGTAGCAACCTTGGGCGCCACCACCTTGACTAATTTCTTTGATAAATTCTCTTTTTCAGTTTTAGACCGTTCAACCAGGTTGGGGCAAAAGTGAACCTCAAGCTGAATGCACTTGGCGCAAAAATTCCCCTGGCACTCTCGACATTTCAGGAACTTGTTCTTGTGTCGACAAGCCTCAACAGGCGTCATCTTCTACTAGCTCACATACAATTTCATTCTTAAAGTGAGACGGTCGCTCGTCCACCAACTCGCACAGTCCATGTTTTCTCCCTTTGACTATACGGTCCCATGCCGCCTTCATAGCAGGGAGGTTCTTTTCAAACCAAGCACGGTCACGCTGGACGCGGACAACCACAAACTCGGGCTCACCACCTTCAGTCTTCGCCGGACGATACTGAACGAAATCACACTCTTCAAGATCCGTAATCTCCAACTGAAGTTGAACTTGGGGGAGATAGTGCTTGGGCACCTTTGCCTCAATTTTGCGCGTCAGTGGGCACTTTATCTCGATGAGGAGACCGTCTTCAGTGACGCCATCAGGTGACGCCCCGAGCCAAGGATACTTGCGATGTTGAACGAGGCCAATCTCATGAGACTTGCGCCCGGTTCGCTGATCGTACAAGTCCCGCACCATGGGTTCGAGTGCGGTGCCATGTGCCGTCGCGGCGTTTCCGGCCCACTTGAGGCTCAGAACCTTCTTTTTCACAAACGCATCAGGACTTTCGTAGCGACTTTCGCCGATCGCACTCGCGACGTCACTTGCTGTGATCATCTGTTCACGGAGTGCTAACCATTCATCAGATCTTTGTTCGGCATATTTAGCCGCAAGAAGCTCCTTGGCTATCTCCACTACGCCCCTCGCGCCTGGGGGGTCCTCCATTTTTACTCTTAAATCGAGGATCAGTCTTAAGTACAATTTCAGCGGCGTTCTGCTCACCCTGTTTCTTTGTAAGTGCGAACCCAGCCCCGCATTCCATGCCATCCACTATGACCGTAATGAAGAATTGCCCGTTTGACTGGCCATCCACGCGATATTCGGGCAAAGGATACTTGAGCGCCTGACACCAACGCATCAACTGGTCCTTGTAATTGTCATCCACAAGGGAAGTCTCTACTTTGGTGAATGAATCCAGAACGAATTTTTTTGCGTGAACCATACCGAGGTCCAGATATATCGCGCCAACGAGCGCCTCAAAGGCGTCTTCCATGATGTGCTCGTTGGTGTTCCACCCATTGCGCTCGCCCTTTTCATCCATGAGTATCAACTTTTCAAGACCTAAAATCTTGGAAATTTCACAGAGGGTCTTACCCCTGACCATCTTCGTGCGCGCCTTGGTCAAGAAACCTTCTTGATGTTTTTCATATTGGTCAAATAAATGTTTTGTGATGATGAAACCTAGTACTGAATCTCCCATGAATTCAAGAGTTTCATACGAACCAGTCAGACCGGAATAACGCTTCAGGGCACTTTTATGCGTGAACGCTCTACGGTACAAACTTAGGTCGTTAATTTTAGTTCCAACTAGAGCGTTCAGGTTTTCACGTGAAAGCTCTGGCGGGGACTCCATTTTGTTTTGTTTTGTATTACATTACACGTATACTTTTAAGCCACTAAGAAGCTGGCGCCTTCACAACCTTTGGGCGAACCTTCTTCTCCTTTGGGGCGGCTGCGTCACCCTCTGGCGCGGCGGCCACGGCCTTCTTCTCGCGCGGCTTCTTCTCAGACACCTCCTTGATGTAGTGAGGGTTGATGAACTTCTGGATGTTCAGGAAGGTCACCTGAGTTCCCGCCGGTGGCTGAAGCAGGTCCTGAAGAGTGGCGTCCAGCGTGATGTTCTGGCCCGCCTTCAGGCCCTTCTCGGTCACGTATGTGTTGATACGGCCGGTCACCTGCGAGCGAGAGATCTTCTCATCGGCCGCCAGACTCAGGAAGGCGCGCAGCTTGTCCGTCACGCCCAGGGGCTTGTTGAACCCGTTGTTCTGGGAACGGGCAGCCTGCTTCTCGCCGGTTGGGTCCTCAAAGTGCTGACGGATCTTGCGCACATCCTTGCGCAGAGCCTTCAGCTCCTTGGCAATCAGCTCGAGGGTAACTGGGGTATCGGTGGCCATTTCTACTATACACATGAGTCCCATCTTTAAGCCATGGATAGGATGGCCAAAACCACGATAACAAGCATCAAAATAGGAATTAACATTCGTTCCCATACCGACTGGTACTGTGTGTCAGGGGGCGTGTAATCTGCTGACCCCTTCATTTGTGTAGGGGCATCGCTCGTCATGAGGTCGATACCAAACCCTTTCGGAAGTGCCGTCCCAGATGATGCCCGAAATTCATTTTGAAATTGAAGAATCGTAGGCGACTCCTTGTTCATGTTACAGCGTGGGACGCAACAGCCAGCATCGCACGGAGACATCAGGCCGTTCTGACGGTTTGTGTATGCGCACACCTGCGACCCGCTGTTTACTGGATCCGCGATACATTGGCAGCCCTTCATGATCAGGTCGGAACTACACGTAGTCATCTAGTGTTAAAGAAGAAATTAGTTTTCAGTAGTATAATGGAGTACACGACGCCCCAGAAGCTTCCAGACGGCCGCTACTTTTTGAAGATCACGGGTGCCCGTCATCAGGTCAATGGTCTTATTCTTCAGGACTCGCTCGCGTCCAAGTCGGTCAACTTCAAGACCGATAGTTCCAATCTTTTCTCAGCCATTGATGAGCAGATCTTGGCCCAGGCCAAGTTGTCGAAGCAGGAGTGGTTCGGCAAGGACTTGAGCGACGAGACTATCCAGAACGCTTGGCAGGAGAGCGTGACTGACGGTGTACTTGGCGCATCTCTCGCAACGGTCAAGGGTCAGGTGGCGACTCTTGCGTTCGACACTCGCAAGAACCCAGTCGAGCTTCAGGATATCCAGCCCGAGACAGCGTGCGATGTGATGCTCGAGCTGTCTGGTCTGTGGTTTCTGAAAAAGTCGTTTGGTCCCATCTGGCGGATTCTCCAGGTGCGCGTCCGGGCGCCACCCAAGACCCCCGAGCTCCCCAAGGACTACCTTTTCTCGGACGACCCGGCCGACGAGGTCGACGATGACCCGGCTGACTACCTGGACTGAGGCCGGTTCCCAGCCCAAAAAAATTATCGGTAACTATTAATAATATGGATCGCAAGGGACTGGCAATTCTGCTCCTGGCCGTAGTCATTCTTTTCCTCCTGTTCGCCCCCAAGTCCAGTGGCTTTGGTGCTCCCTCCCCAGTTAGTGTTAGTGGCTTGAGCCTTGGAAATACCATGGCGGTCGCGACGAACGCAGACGTGCCCGCCAGCACCCCATATGACGATGATGTGTCGTCGGCCAGCCTGATCCCACGTGAGGTTATTCAGACGGAGGACTTTGGTCAGTTCAGCCCAGACAAGATTCTGTCGGGCCAGAACTATCTGGACCCACGCAGCCAGATTGGTTACCCAGAGACGGTCGGCGGCGTTCTGCGCAACGCCAACCAGCAGTTCCGCTCCGAGCCAATCAACCCCCGCACCCCAGTCAGCATCTTCAACCTCAGCACGATC